TTGAATGCTGTTCCTCCTTCGTATTTTTCTACTCCTCCGTCTTCATATACTATCAAGACACAAGGCACATATACAATATCTATCTGTTGAGAATCAATAATTCTTTTCCTCACATTTTCATTGTCGATACATAAAGTTTTTATATTGGTTACAGATGTAATGTCTACTGGTGATTGTTTTAGTATATTCATATATCTCTTGGATTGCTGTGAATATTTGCTATATAATAACACGCAAAGTTTTTGATCCATTTTATCGTAAAAAGTTTATTTTTAAATATGAAAATTTGTAGTGTAAATTTTTCATATTTTATGTCTGTTTAAAAACTTTTAAAAATCAATATAAAAAAATTATACTAATAATAAATGGAATATGGTATAGCAATCAACAATAGTTCGCGTGATTCTTCTTATATGAGACACGTTGGATGGCAAGAAGAAAATCCATGTATTAGAGAATACTATAGTAAGGAGACACTTAAAACTGTATCTCGTAAAGTAACTGAATTATTACAGGGAGTCGATCCAGAAAACAGACCTATAATTGTCCCTGACCACATTATATCAAATGTTATGGATTCTGTGTACAATACATTCAGACCTGAAACTGGTGATATCTATGCACGATATAACATCCCAAGTTTAGAACAATATAGTTCAGACAATTATGTCCAGAATATGATCGACCAGAGTATTCAAATCATAACTTCTGATGTTAAAAATAACTTAGGAATTGAAGAGTGTAACTCTAAATTAACTATATGGACTACAGTTCTGGGTGATTTCAATGAAAATAGTTTGAGATCACACCCCCCTATTAAGATTAGACACAAGAGACCTACCCCAATGCAGTTCCAAATGAACTACTAAATAGTATTAACATAAGTTCAGGAATTAAAATCCATCATCTTTATAATATTATAAATTAAATACAATTACATTTTAATTCCAAACATTATATATAACAATAGGTAAGAAACCGAATATGCTATAGAAGTAATAATAATTAATGCTAAAAATTTGTTAATTGGGTATAATAAATATTTATTATACTTTGACTTTTCTATAGTTAGATTTTTTGTATATCTGTCAAGAATTTTGTGAACATATATAGCAACAACAATAACAAAAGAAAGAAGTATAGCCTTAACAATCAGGAGTTTTATGATATTAAGATCTTGAAAGCGTTTTATAACTGTCATTTATATTAAGTAATTTTTACAAATAATTTTTTAAAAAATTAAATACTTGGTTGGATCATATATATCATATCATTTAACCCTTCTATCATAAGTTCTAACTTCTGAGAAGTAGAAGTTGAACCATTTTTTCTTTTATTAAAAATACTAATACATTCAAGCAACATTTTTCTTGTTATTTTCAATTCTTCAGTAATAATAAATATCAGTTCCCTCTTTTCAAAATAATCTTTATTAAAAAATCTAGAGTTGATACTAAGCATAATATTCTGCTTATATTTGTACAAGTGTTTCTCATTCCTTCTGAATTTTTTCTCAGATGATAATTCTTTAAGAGCCGCGAAACTATAAAGATGAAGGTTTTCTGGTATTATTTCAATAAGTTCTAAATATTCTTGCTTACGTTTCTCCATCAAAATATTAAAGACCGTTAATAACATTGACATTAATACTTCATTAAATGTTTAATAATTTCAATTTTTTTGTATTCTCAAACTCTTTGAATCTCTTTACGAATTCACGTTGCTAACAATGTCACCCAAATCCGTACAAGAAAACCTATAATAGAAACCAAGATACGAACAGCGCCTCCGAAAAGAAGTGATACAGTACAAGTTTTTCTAAGGTTAGAATCGAATTTAATATTTCTTTCTCTGAGAAGAGTTTTGATGCATTTGAAAGGGTATAGTTACTCCAAGTATCCTCATCTTGAGTATATGTCATTTTAGACAGTAAACAGTTTATTTACTAATCCTTTATAGTTTTAATTTAGAACTTTATCCTTTCTTCGTATATGAATCCAACCGATCTGTAAGAAGGAATGTTATTAATTATACCATGTTCTTCATATTCTGCTTTATCGAAAGACTTTCTAAATTCTGTGATAGATAGGTGACCTCCATACTCTTGTAGAAGACGCCAATGAGGAGCAGAATCAATAACGGATATAGTAGTTCCTAGCATCTCGTTATACATTCTCATTAGGAGGGTTAGGGAGTTGTTATACATCTTTTTGTTTTTATTGTCAATGATGAAGGCTTTACAGCAGTTGAAGGAGCAAAAGATTCCATCTGTTTCGTAATATTCTCTTACATTGACAGATATACGAGGGTCGTCAAGGGATAATCGTGTGGATATAGTGACGTCTTCTTTGATAGTGTACATATCCTTGCTAATATGTGAGTTATAACTCTTTACAGCTTGGCTTGAGATATAATTTATTGGGCAACCAATAGGACTTGTATTGAATGAATGTCTGCACCAGTAACAGTTGTGTTTGAGTTGTAGTGTTTCTTTTTGGGTTCTGAAGTCTATCATAGATATAGTGCAATTATGGGCCTTTTTCATTTCATCCAGGAAAGATATTGTTTCAGTTTGAGTGCTATCTGTGTTGAGTTCTGTTAGTCTTGTTATATTATCTACTGGGATATCAGCAGATAATATGTTCGAAATGAGAGAGATTCCGAACATATTATCTACCTTTTCTGTGTTGACGTTTTTCAATGTGAAAACATATTTGCTGCTTTTTATTGGAATTGGCACTGTAATAAATTTACTCATTTTAGAAAGAAACTTTATATTTGAAATTACAATTCATTTTTAAATATAAAGTTTCTTTCTAAAATAAAGATGTTTAAGTGTACAAATAAAATATGGATAGAGAATATATCAGACCTATTTTGTAGTGCTAATATATTACCTCTCAAGTGTATGAACTTAGAAGAACAAATGAACTCTATAACACGATTAGTAATTGTCGTATATTTAGTCCTTGTGATTTTAGAGTCTAAATCGAGTACACTTTTTTTATTACTATCTTTGTTATTTATAATAATCTTATATTATATACAAATGAATCAAATGAAAAACTTTAAAACAGAGAACTATACACCTCAAGAAACTGTAAAATTCATCGAAAAACCAATGAAAAGAGAAGGAAGACATGTTAATACATCAAATTTAACAATGGAAAATCCAACTAGTTGTAGATTTTGTAATGATGATAAAACAATTGAAGAGACACTGTATAACTTGTCTGGACCTGCTAACCCAAAAACACTAATCAAACCTATAATTACCCCTCCTATAGCAGATTTAGATTTCTGGAAGGCTAACAATTTGGTAACGCATTCAGCGATTAACGATGCAACACAGCACGATGCTTTTCAATCTGGATATCAAGTTTCTACTTTTTGTGAAAATGTGCAAAATAAAATATTAACACCTCAACAGAAAAAACAAAACCTGAGACAACAACCAAGAGACGGAAATTATAAAAAAATAACTTATCCTGATAAGGAGGATGGAGAAGGAACTGCTCAAGAGAACTTTACTTTTCCCTACGAAATCAGTAGAGAAGAACCTGGACAGATTAATACTTCTTGTGGTTATAACCCAGAACAGTTAGTAAAATCCAATTTACCTTCAAATTTTCCATATGGAAACTGTCAACAACAGCCTCAATTTAGTGACTATAATAAAAACCTATTTACTCAAACTATTCAACCAGGAATTTACTCTAGAAATCAAGTAAATGAACCTATCAACACAAACATCGGTATCTCATTTCAACAACAATTTGAACCTCTAACTCAAGAAGTAGGTTCTAATGGAATTATGTACACAGAGAACGACCCGAGAATTATTGATTCTACTCCTATAGGTCCTAATTACAGTGTTATAAACGCTGTGAACGAAACAAACGTATACGACCCCCGTCATAGTGGATACGGCACTTCTTATCGTTCCTATAGTGATAAACAATTAGGGCAGACTAAATTCTATTATGATGATATCGATGCTATAAGAATGCCTAACTATATATCAAGAAGCAATATAGACTTTGAAAGATATGCAGATAGTTACGGACCCATTCCAGAAGGTGGAGAAGATGGGAATAAACATCACTCTAACATAAGGGCTCTTGCTAATGATTCATTTACAAGAAATACTATTAATCATAGAACTGAACTAATGGAGCGTCTAACTAGAAAACAGAGAGCTAATGCATGGCAACAACGTGTAGCCCCAATTAATAAAGGAGGGCAAAAAATGTTAGGTGGAATGAGTTGTAGATAACCTGACATAAAATACATAGTACAAATATAACTAAATATAACTAAATATATAAAGGGTATAAGAAAATACTCAAAAGGGTTTGAATGCACATACGGATAGTTCTAATACATAATATGTATTAGAAGAAATTTACGTCCATCTTGGCTCCCATCTTTGAGAGTTAATGCGATGCATTTGTCTTGCCTTCAAGTCTTGACGATGAAATTCGGTGTCTTCTATAAAGGATAGTGTTCCATTTGCTCTAACACGTTTGGTTTGCAGAGGGTCGTTATAATACAGAGGTTGACGTTCGTAGTGAGGCTTGAGTCCTCCCATAGGGTCTTTATAAAGATATCCTACGGTTCTCGCACTTGTGGTAAAATCAGGATCGTAAAAAGCATCTTGTCTAGACTTGTCGATATGATAATTTATTTGACCAGCATTTATATCAGAGTAAGATTTATAGTTTTGCCCGTACTTATTTAATCTAATATCTGTGTTAACATTGTCTGTATCGATATTATATGTGTTAGGAGGTCTATCAAGAGGAAGAACAGAGCCACCTCGTGCAGCAGATTTAAGTCGTGGATCCGAACCATACCAAACGGGTTCAGAATTATTACTTGTATTACAAGAGTACAAAGAAAATGAAGGATCGATATCCTTCATTTCGTTCTGAGGGTTAATCGCAATAAAACCGCTCTCATCTGTTGGTTCAATCTTACTTTTGAATATATAATTATTTGACAATTCAAGACAAGATGGAGCTTCGCAATTTTTGATTGAAAGATTTGTAGGGATTCCGTTTTTTGGAACTGAGCACTCGTGAGAGCAACCTTCGCATAAACACGATGATTTAGGATAATTATAAATTATATTTGCCATTTTATTATAGTAAGGTTTTTTTTTAATGGAGTTTTCCATTAAAAATTATTATGTTAAGTATTTAGTTAGAGCTACTCTTACGGGTTCTCTTCGGGGGACTCTTAGAGCTACTCTTACGGGTTCTCTTAGGGGGACTCTTCAGGCTACTCTTAGAGCTACTCTTACGGGTTCTCTTAGGGGGACTCTTCGGGCTACTCTTAGAGTTACTCTTACGGGTTCTCTTAGGGGGACTCTTGGAACTACTCTTAGAGTTACTCTTACGGGATCTCTTAGGGGGACTCTTCGAGCTACTCTTACGGGATCTCTTAGGGGGACTCTTCGGGCTACTCTTACGGGATCTCTTAGGGGGACTCTTCGAGCTACTCTTACGGGTTCTCTTAGGGGGACTCTTCGGGCTACTCTTAGGGGGACTCTCGGAAATACTCTTACGACGGCGCTTGGGGCCGGGCTTCTTCTTACAACTTCTGCTGCCCTTCTTCATACCACGAGAGCAACGCCTAGAGCGACTACGCTTACGTCCAGGCTTTCTCTTGCACTTGCCATCCTTCCTCATACCACGAGAGCAACGCATAGAGAGACTACGCTTACGTCCAGGCTTTCTCTTGCACTTGCCATCCTTCCTCATACCACGAGAGCAACGCATAGAGCGACTACGCTTACGTCCAGGCTTTCTCTTGCACTTGCCATCCTTCCTCATACCACGAGAGCAACGC